CAATAATGTCGCCGCTGGCGCTGCCGCCAGGAACTTCAACGTACACAGCCCAATCCTTTGCAGCCAGATCTGCTAGGGCCGTGCTGTTCACAGATAGCGCGTCGGCTACTGCCTTGTTGATGTCGGCGAGACTGGCGGTGACTGTACTGAGATCGTTGTTTGCCTTAATTAGATCTTCTTGTTGTTTGGCAATGTCTTGAGTCAATCTAGCCTCTCCTCTGCCAGCGCGGATAAAATCAGCAATCTGCCTATTACGTTCTTCAAGTGTGCCGTTAAAAACCGGCCGAACACCTAAAGACCGTGCGACTAGATCAGCTTGACTAATCAAAGTCTGATTCGCTTCGGCTTGACGCTGCGCTCGTTGATTCGGGCCAATATATTTGTTGACGCCTTCGCCAGTTCCTCTGGCTTCTGCCAAGGCTGTGACCGAATCTTCAATGCTGCGACTGATCTGCTGGACGGCCTCCTTCGCCGCCTTGTATGCCTCCAGTAAGTCGCTCTTTGTCTTAGCAGCAGCGAGCCTGACGTTATCAGCTGCTTCAGTGGCTGCAGTGAGCAGTTCTGTTTTGCCTGGTTCTGTTCGTACCGCAGCTTGTGCCAACTGTTCTTGTCTTTGAGCTTCTTTGAGACCAGCGACAGCCTGTAATGCACCAATGCCAGTTCCTCCAAGCTGCGGCCTTGCCTCCTCAATCTTTATTTGTTCTCGATTGTTTGCCTGTCTGTTAGCAGTTGCAATTGCATCAGTCCATCTTTGGCGGAGTTCTGCTGCTTTCTTTTCTAATTCGGCTTGCTGTGCAGCTAGTTCTGCAGCTCTTCTTTCAACTTCTGCTTTTGCCTTGGCGGCATCGTCGCTACCAGTGTTTGCAGGACTTGCTTTTGCTCTAGCGCTCGTGGCATTAACGGCAGCCAAATCCTTTTTTAACAGCTCTTGAATAATCGCCTCTCTGATTACAGTCGCGGAGCCTTTGTATGTCTTGCCCCCATACTTAACTGTTACCGGACCAAAGAACCCACTGCCTTGGCCAGGGATCAGCTGTGAAGCAACAATATCCGTTGCTTGCTTTTCTCGTTTCAGAACTTTTTCAGGGGCTAGTGCGGAAACCTGATTCAGCTTATTAAGGATGTCATTCAGACTCTTAATAAAACCACCCAGTAGAGGTGTTAGTGCTGTGTCTAGCGTAGTGGCTAGGTTTGAAAAACCATTGCCTATTTGCTTGAGACCACTGCTGATCGTATTGGAGTTAGTGCCTGATGCAGATGCGGCCGCCCCTGCTGCGTCAGCTTGTTTTCGTAGCAGCTCATTATACTTCTGGAGTTTGTCGTTTAACAGCGGTTGCACTGCCGCTTGTGCTTCAACACTACCAAGTAGAATCGCTATCTTGTCTGCGGCTCCGCCTGTTTTCTGCTGCACATCGGCCAAGACTCCTCCAAAGCCCTTCGTCTTTAAAGCATTTACATCAAATTGAATCCCTAAAGAGTTGGCTAATTCCTTGGCTTGTTCTGATGGTTTAATAATACTGCTAATTGCTTGCCGAAGCCCTGTAAATGTCTGAGGGACTTGCACGCCTCGAAGTGTCGCGGTTGCAATTGCCGCATTTAACTCCTCAATGCTGATGCCAGATGCTGCAGCGATTGAAGAAATATTGCCAATTTCTGCGGCGTACTGCCGCACCGTTATGACGCCATCGGCTTGTGTCTGCACAAACTTGTCAACAAGCACGCTCGCTTCCTGTGATGACTTGCCGTATGCGTTCAAAACGCCAGTAACTGCGCTTGCAACATCTGCAACATCTGCAAAGCCCCCCTTTGCGCCAAGAGCTGCAGCTCTCAGAATATTTGTTGCATCACCTGCTGATGCAAAGCCAGAACTGGCTACATCATAGGCCGCCCTTGTTAATTCTACTGTGCTAATGTTGTTGCTAAGCTCGGCTGAGAGCGCTCGCAGTCGAGTAACAAGCTCATCCGAGTCAACGCCAAGTGTTTTAACTGCAGCAGATGCCGTGTCAAGCTCAGTGATCTGCTTTCCAATAAAAGCTGCAATACCTGCGGCGCTTGTTGTGACTCCAAGCGCTCCAATTGCACCTCGCAGTGAGGCGCCTGCCGTCTGAGCGGCACTTTGAGCCCTTACCAGGCCTGCGTTAAATTGACTATCGTCAACCGTAAGCGTTAGTACAGCATTTCCAAGCTGATCCGCCACGATCCGACTTCATGTGCTCTTAAGTTGCCGCTCGCGGGAACCTAGGCCATGACTTCAGCGCTCGCCGGCCTCGCCAACGCCACCGCTGTGTTCCAGCTGGCCACCGTTGGTACCACCACAGATCCAAATACGGGCAATGTCCTTCCTGCCACTGAAGCAGTCACCGTCAGTTTGTACCTGCGGCAAGGCAGTACCAACACCACCAACCTTCCTGGCGTGGATGCCGATGTGGAGGTGTTTGAAGGCTATGCCGTCAGCCCTCAGGCCCTAGATGCCCGCATCAAGTCCGGTGTGACCGGCACGCTTAACTTCGCTGGCCAGGGTGCCGTGGAGTGCGAGGTAATCACTACGCTTTTCCCCTACGGAAGCACCGGCACCATCGGCAGCACCCTGCAGCAGGTGCTTGGGGACAAGATCAGGATTGCCCGCTACCTGCAAAGCTGATGGCAGTCCAGGTCAAGGCGTCGTACAAACTGACCGGTTGGAACGCGACGCAGCTCAAGCTGCGAATACCGGCAATCATGACGGCCTACGGCAAGGTGCTGGATCAAGAGCTGAAGCAGTCCATCCAAACCGTCCAGTTTGGCTGGCCACGGGAGACCAAGCGCAAGAACCACTCTGTGGTCAGCAGCCCCCGCGACATCGTGGACCTTGGGGGGTTCCTGCGATCGCAACGTCGTGACCGGCCAGATGCCACCACGCTGCGTTTCACTTGGAACACGCCGTATGCGCCGCTTATCCTGACCGGCTACACCACCAAGAAAGGCACCGTCGTCCCCGGTCGTAATTGGATTAAGCCAGTCTTACAAGCGCAGCCCCTAAACCGCTTCTTTGCTGCTGAGTGGCGCAAACTTACTGGCTTTGGCCTCTAGACATAAAAAAGCGGCTGCCTCCACAGCAGCCGCTCTAGTTGACTCGTCCTTCTTAGTTTGCTCAGCTCACCGTTGCAACGGTCAGCACGCAAGCTGTATCACCTGTGCCCAGCACTGCAGGATCAGTGATGGTGAGCGTGTCGCCCACCTTATAACTTTCGCCCGAAGCCACGATCGTCGCGGTCTGGATCACGCCAGAACCGTTGACGGTGATTGTGGCAGTTGCGTTCTTGCCAGAGCCGTTGCCTTGTGCAGGGCTCAGACCCACCAGTGCCACACCAGTGCCGGCGGTAAGGCCGTTGCCACCGTTGGTGATGGTCAGCGTGGCGATGCCGTCACCCTGCTGGTAGTTCTTCGGTGCGCCGTAGCCGAGCAGATCAAAGCTGACGCTGGCAATCGAACCAGCTTCCAGCGATTCCGACCAGTTGCTGACAAATGCCACACCAGCATCCACTTGGGCATCGGTGTTGGTGGCTCCCACCAGTGGCAGCTCGCGATACCACTGCACTGCCACATTGTTGGCTGAGGTCTGTGCTGCACGCTTCAGGGTCAAGTAACCCGCTGAGGTCGGGTCGAGGTTCAACTGACAGCTCAGGGTATAGCTGTTCCCCGTGACGATCTGGCTGCTGAAGCCAAAATCGGTCGAGTAGTCCAGCACCGTCTGCGTGTCGCTGCTCACCGAAATGCCAGCGTTGGTCAGCGACAGGATCTCCGTCATCGTGCTGGACGATGTGGGAGCCGACGATGCGGTAGTGCCCAACTTCACCCAAAAGCGGATGTCAAGCGCAGCAAAGTAGGTATTGGCCACGGGTGTGGTTGGTCGTGTGACCTAACTTGCCGCCGCCAGCCGCTCCTCCTCCGCCAGCAACACCTCCCACGGTGTCGGCCTCGGGCAGGTGTGAAGGTCAAATCCCTTCACGTCATGCGCAACGCCTGCAGTGGCCAGCAGCGCATCCTTTAGGTCGTTCTTGCTGCAGTTAAGTTCCTTGCAGACTGCCACCGTATCCCAGCCCAGTGCCATCAGCTTGCGGGCCTGGTTGCCAAGTAGCCGCGCCTTGTGAGTGGCTTTGATCGTCCAGTTGTGGCTGCGTAGGTAGTGCAGCACTTCGCCTTGGGCAAAGCTCCAGAAGATAGTGCTCAGCTTCCCCTTGTCGGGGTTCCAGGCTTTGCACGCCTTGATGAAGGCCATGTCCACGCAGGAGAAGATGTCCTCTCGTGCCAGGCAGTGCCCATACTTTCGTGCAAGCTTCCCACCAAAGCTCTTAATCAGGCCGATGTTGGCGGCATACATCCGGCCAATACGGCGTTGTTCCTCTCTGGTGAGCGGTTGGGCAAGGTGACTTTCAGTACGCCGCTGAACTTCCGGCTCGGCTACACCGAGCTGCACCAAGAATGAGAGCTGGCCGTCAGCGACGCGCATATTGTCACTCTAACTTCGCAGCACACAGACAGTGCCAACAGAAGAGTTGGATCCGCTTAGGCAGAGGCAGCCAAGAACTTGCTTGAGGTGCGGCACCACGTTGAGAGCGTTCTTGGATTCGGCTTGCCCGGCTTGATTGAACTCCACATCAATCACGTCCACCCGAGCCCGCTTGAGGTTGGCATTAGGGATGCCAGGGATCAGCTCTGAACTGCCAGCCCCGGCACCACTGAGGACGTTGCCATCACCGAGCAGGTATTCGGCCAGATCAAAGGTGGCCTGCTTGATCGGCTGCGGAATCTCGCTGCTGGTGAAGCTCCAGTCGCCACACTCAGCGTCAGTGCGGGGCCAGAGCAGGGCTTGCGTGGTGGAAGCCTTGTCGCCAATCCACTTCAGTTCGTCGAGGTAGCGGGTCGCCATGATCAGCGCCCGGCCCTTGTTATCGGTGGCGGCACTGCTCCAGTTGAGGGTGCCGAGGTAGAGGTTGGCGAAGTCGTCAGCCTGAGCAACGGTCAGGTAGCTGTTGGCCGATGCCGAGCCAACGGTGGCAGTGACAGTGACAGCCATGACGACACACGCGTGCCGTTAGGTTGCCTTCGGCGCCGACCAGAGCTTGACGGCCTTGTCAAAGCCGATCTCACCGTCCACGAGACGTTGACCAAGCTTCTTGCCAAAGATGGCCTGAGCGGTTTGAGGGTTGTCTTTGACCCACTGCTTGGCGGTGGCCTTGAAGCTGAGCGCACCCTCGCCGCTGTCGCCCTCCACGGGGCGCTGGGTGGGCACACTGCGACCGCTGGGATCGGTCATGTCTTCCTGTCGCCACTTCCAAGGCAGCAGATAGCAGCGGCACTGCGGGTGGGGTGACACCTTGCGGTAGTCAGTCGTAAACCGCTTCCCGTCCAGCTTCAGACAGATCGGGCAGACCGAGCTGTCCAGCACAGCCGTCCACACCAGTCCATCCGGGCCCAGCCATTCTGGGTCCGTCTCAAACTGGTAGATCGCCTGCTGCGCCGCGTTGCCGACTTCCTGCACGCCGGTGCGAATGATCGCCTCCACGTTGTTCTCCGTGGTGCGCACCACCGCATCCTCGTAGGTGCGGAACACCTCGCCGCCGAGATCGGACAGGCCGAGCCGGATGTAGCGCTCCACGCGGTCCGCCACAGCCGCTGGCAGCGTTGCGGTGAGCTGCGTGCTCAGCGTCTTGCCGCCCACCACCGCATCGTTCACCAAGCGGTTGACCTGCGCCGGCGTGAGCTGCACAGCACCCTCGCTAGTCAGCTCACCGCCGGCCATCGTGACCATGCGGCGTGCAAACTCCAGCTGCCGCTCCACAAACGGCGCCAAGGCTTCCTGCATGGCCGCCAGCTGCGGTACCCCGAAGCTGTCCTGCACGCTGTTGCCAACGGCCTCGACGATGCTGGCGATGATGCGCTCACGGCCTGGCCCCACGGCCAAGGCACCCGAGCTACCCACCGCACGCTCCACGGCTATCAGCGTGGTGCGCAGATCACGCAACGCCTGTTTGATTAGGCGGTCTTCCAGCTTCTTGGCTGAGAGGGCATTGCGCAGGAAGGCCTCGACCTGCGCGGACAGATCAGCCATGGCCTTGGCCGCGCTTCAGCTTGCGCCCGTGGCTTGGCTTGCTGTGTTGCCCATCGCCCTGCCGTGTCCGCTTGGGCTTGGACTCTCGGCGCAGAGTGCCCGCTTGCCCCGTCTTGGCCTTGGCCATCAGCTGACGTAGGCCAGCACCTTGCCGCTGGTCAGCTTCACATCAGTGAAATAGCCGTAGACGGTTGCACCGGCCGGAATCGGCATGGAGGTCAGCGTGCTGGGGCTGGACGTACAGACGGTGCCAGATGCCAGCACTGTGGCCTCCAATGCCAGCAGCGCCACGAATCGTCCCGACACCTTGGTGGTATCAGCGATGTAGATGAAATTGCTGAACTCAGGGACGAAGCTCATGATCTTGCACCTTGTTCAGTAGGTTTCCCGCCCGCCGCCTAGGGCGCTTCTGTTCTTCCTGTTGATCAGGCTGTGGCTCAACAGTGAAAGAGGCCGCCTCCGTAGAAGCAGCCTCCCGCAGTGCTTGCCAACGACTGGCAAACAGACTCATCAGCTGCCCTTACGGTAGAAGGTCACCGCCGGGGTGCCAATCGCGGTCACGATGCCCACGTAGGTAGCGCTGCTAGCAGCAGATACCGTGGCCATGCCAGATGCACCAGTCAGGGTGATGCCACTGCCTGCAGTGAGGGTGATGGCATACGTGGCGGCAGCGGCGTTCACCACGGTCAGCTCAAAGGAGCTGCCGACTTGTACACCATCACCCAAGAGGGAGACGATGCTTGCAGCCGAGGCTGTGGTCAGCGCACGGGCTGCGGTCGGGGTCATGGTGACCACGCTCTCAACCGTTTCAGCAGCGGTGAGAGTCGTTGCAGCATCGGTCGCGGCCTTGATGGACCGCACGCTGCTCATGCGCCCGAAGTTGGGCGAATCAAGATGGAACTTCATGGGTCAACCTCAGACGTAGAGCGGGCAGGTGCAGGTGATGCGGGCCACGCCGATGTTCTTCTTGTCGAACACCTTGCTCCAGTTGGCCGCTGTGGCGAGGTCGGCAGCAGTGGGATTAACGCCACCACCCCAGCTGGCACCCAGCGGGTGGAAGCACATGTCCCATTGAACCTTCAGCACATCTTCACCGCCGGAGGTGAGGATGTCGCGGTCCGACTCGGTGCGAACAGGGGCTTGGAACGCTTGGCCGATTGCATTAGTCTTGAACTGGTACACGCCGTACTTGTAGGAACCAGCGCTGCCAGTGCGCGGGGCATTGTCAGAGACAATCACCGCCTTGCTGCCAAACATCGGCACTTGGCCGGTGCTGCCAAAGGCATTGCTGAAATCACCACCGATCGCATTGGAAGCGGTGATGGAACCAGCTGCAATGGTGCTGGCAGTGATGCCAGGCAGCTCCTTGGCGTTCACGTAGTTGATCATCTCGCGCACCCGCAGGTAGGCGTAGAGATCAGGGTGAACCACGATGGCGCCGAAGGTGTCAGCGTCTTCGCCCAGCAGGGCATCAGCCAGCACCACGTGACGCGGAGAGAGATCAGTCTCACCGGTGCCAGTGGCATCAATGGACATCGACTCAAAAGCCGCACCACTGTTGCTAGAGCCCAGGGCACCGAACACACCGCTCAGTACGGCCAGCAGGTCAGTCTGCTGAGCGTTGAGCACATAGTCGGTAACACGGCGGCCAATGGCGGCCATGGGGTCGTTCTCAGAACCGACCGCCAGCTTGGCCAGCTCAGAGGAACCCCAAGCATTAGCGCGGTGCATGATCACACCGATCTGCTCAGCGCTGGTCAGCTTGTTGACCGACAAGGGCACACCTTCAGTCGGCACTTGGATGCTGCCGGAGAGGTTGGGTGCCCAGTTGGGGATCTTGAACTTGTCGCCCTTGGTGACGTTCTGAGCGATTACCGGATTGTTGGAGACAATGCCGGTGGCCAGGAACTTAGAGCGGAGGGTGGACGCCTCGTCGATGTACGACGAGAAGGGATCGTAGATCTTGGTGTCCGCCCGGTACAGGAAAGACATTTCCTTGAGGGGTTAGGTGAACGGTGCGGCCACAGGCCAACGGGTCGGCACAGCTTTCCCTGTTCCAGTAAGTATGCCTGAAAGGATCAACGATTCGCTGCAGCCTTGAGGCGGTTGTAGAGGTCAGGATCTACACGGAACAGTCGCGCTTGTTCGGTGAGATTGAAGGATTCAGGCGCAAAGGGGTTCTTGGTGCCAGCGGGTAGTTCGCCGCTGCTCCGGCCGACGGGTGCGCCGGTGCCCTGCGGCTTGGGTGCTTTGAGGCGGTACTGCGGCAGGCTGGCCTTGGCCCAGTCGCCAATCGGCACGCGTTGGTAGCCATCGACGACCACCACGGTGCCATCAGGCTCGCGGTCGATCTGGTCCGGCTTGAGCTTGAGCTTGACCACCTCATCGGGGTCATGCACGGTGTCGGCCAGGGCAGCGACCGCAGGGCCGATCACCTTGAGTTCGCGGTTCTCGGCTTCCAGAGCCTCAATGCGCTGCTGGAGGCTGGATTCGCGCTCGCGGAACTGCGCTTCCAGCTTCTGCCGTGCCTCGGCGTAGTTGCCTTTCTGCTCTAGTTCGGCCTGCTCGTGAGATTGCTTGAAGGCCAGCAGTTCCTGCACGTCAATGCCATCAGGCAGCTCTGGCACCTTCTTGGCCAGCTTTTTTTTCTCGTCCAGCAGTTCGGTGTTTTTGCGCCGCAGGGCTTCAATCTCGGCCTGCAGTGCTGAGGTATCGGGTGAAGACTGCTCCACAGGAGCGTTGTCGTTGTCGGGCATGAAGACCCACAGGGTCAAAGGTGCGGCTTAGGTTGCCGTCACAGCCGGTGGCTACCGGTGCGTTCTTGGCGCTCCTGCTCACGGATCGCAGCGCGGATGTTGGCAGCCATGAAGGTGTTGCCGCACTTGTCAGCAATCTCCAGCGCCTTGAGCAGACGTTGCATCCGCTCGCTCATGGCAGTTGCTGCAGGTTGGCGCTCAGCTGCTGCTCTTGCGCCACCAGTCGCCGTTCCTGCTGCGCTGCGGTGGCTTCCAGCTCGGCATCCACGTCGAAGTCGTCGTAGAGCCATTCGCCATCAGCAAGCTGGATCAGCAGCGTTTCCTGCGTGATGTCACCGCCAACGCGCAGCTTGATCAGCTCTGACACGTGCGCCGGGTCGAGCTTGTGCGCCACGAAGTCGTTGTTGACCATGCTGCTGCCCGCTGTCGGCAGGTTCAGGTAGGCCGCGTGGAACTGCAGGCAGGTGTCAATCAGGTTCTGCAGACCAAGGGCCACAGCCATCAAGGCGGCATCGCCTTGGCTGCGGTCAATGCTCTTGGATTCAGCGGCCTGGTTGGTCATGTTTTGACCGAGCACCGCTGCTAGGCCGAGTTCGGCGATCTGCTTCTCAATGCGCTCAAGCTCCGTGAAGCGGGCCTGGTAGCTGGTGCCTTGCGGTTCGGCGAACTCGGCGCGGGCATCAGCGGGGAAGGCCATGGCGGAGGCTGGGCCAGCCTCCAGCTCTTCCACTTCAGCCGGCACTCCGAAGAGGTTGTACCGGGGGACAGCGGCGACGTGGAGGATGTTGGCTTGGTCAGATTCGCAGCGGTAGGCCTTGAGGTTGAGCCAAGCGACTTCCTCCAGCGGCGGGGTGGATTCCAGAAGGCCGGTGCGGTTGGCATAGGCCACGGCGAAGGGGATCTCGTCAAGGGTGGTGGTGCCCTCGCTGATCAGTTCCCAGTCGCGGGATTTGCTGGCTTGCTTGCGGTAGAGACGGAACGCGCCGGGCTCCAGCACCCGCACCTGCTCAACCTGCTCTTCCCCGAACTCGCCGTAGGGCACGGTGACCTGTTCCAGCAGGCGCAGCTGCGTCAGCTTCTGGGTGCCGTTGACCACATCGGTGCGCCAGCCGAGGATGTCCCGAGGCGTGTAGCTGACCCAGTACGGCCGGCTGAAGTCGGTGACCGGCGTGTCGTCACCTTCATCGCCGCGTGGGTAGTCCACCAATACGCCGACGTGGCCGTAGCGGATGCAGCTGCGGGCTAGCTCCTGCAGGTAGGCGTTGAGATCGTTGCCCGCGAGGTCAACGTCGAACAGGTGTTCCTGAACGGGGTCTGGGACGTTATCGAGGCGGACGGGCTTGCGGCACAGCATCCCGGCCAGCATCTGCTCAAGGCGCAGCATGTAGGGCGGGCAGACGCTGCGGGCTAGGCGTGCGCTGTAGGCCTCGTCATCCTCGCGGGGTTCTTGCGGCAGGTAGCGCTTGCCGGCGGCCTGCATCCCGAGCGTGCCAAGGGCCAGCTGTTCAATCAGCCGCCAGCGCGGTTCCATGCGCTGCCAGGCAATGCCAGGGTCATGCACCTTCAGCTCTTTAACAGTGCTGAGGGACAGGCTGTTCAGGCTGGCAGCGAGGTTATGCACAGAAACCTATTTATGAATAGGTTTCCGCTCAGGTGGCTAGAGCTTTCCTCACGGCATAGCGGCTGATGTTGAGGTGTTGGGCAATGCGGGCTTGGCTGTAGCCGGTGCGGTGGAGACGTTGGATGCGTTGCTGGCGGCTCTCGCTGAGCCAGAGAGCCACGCCGATCAGCACGATCAGCGGCAGCAGCAGCCACACGGCTGCACAGGTGATGGTGGCCATGGTGGTTTCCGGTGATGCCTGCAGCGGCTCACTCGGCCATCCGCAGGCGTGAATGGGGTGCTGGGCCAACCAGCGGTGCAGGCTTAACCAGGCCGTGTTGCCTCCGAGAGTTACCGCGTCGTGCAGGCAGTTGCGCGGGCCTTTTCTTGTCGGGCGAGAATCCGGGGCGCGCTATCCGGCTTGTGGCCTCAGTTGGCGAGTTGGTCGGTGGTGGGCGCTGCCCATC